TGCCAGCAGGAATATACCTCATATCAGAGCGGGAGAAAGTTTACCCGTGGACTGTCTGGCGCGTGGAACAACAAAGACGGCCCGTGGTTTGACTGGAAAGAAATACTGAACACCAGCGTTGCTGATACGCGATATTTGCAGCAGACCGGCGGAACCATGACTGGCCCGGTGACATTTACCGTCAACGGTGAATGTATAAGGCTGAAAAACGATGCTGCAACCATGTCCGCCTATTTCGGCTGGTATAACAATGACGGTACACGGCTGGGGTATTTCGGGCGTTCTGGTGCCGGAAACGGCATGACCTGGACGAATCAGGCGGCAGGGAGCCTGATAAATCTTCCGGCTGATGGCTCGGTCTCCATCAACACCAAAGGCAATGCCGGAAATATTCAGCTGAATGGCGCTGCGCTGGCGCAATATTTCAGAGCCACACAGCGCCCCGGCGCTGGCTCATTTGCTACACAATACAGCGTACCAGCGCCGTTCTATCATGAGTTTTCTGATGCCGGGCCATCGGTATACAACCCGCTCTGGAAACAAAAGCACGTTGACGGAAACACGATGTGGTCAGGTGGGACGCTGATTAGTGCGGCAGAATTCAGGATCCAGTACATCAATTCTACGGGTACACAAGTGAGCTTTCGCTTCACGCCTGACGGCCAGTTTGTTCCGCAGAACTATGCCAATTTTGACGAACGTTATATAGCCAAGGGTAATTACATTACAGGCATTCGTTTCGGTGCGGCAGTAGATTACCAGGAACGTAACAACACGGAGAGGATGGCTGGCGGCGTTATGACTTCATGGGCTGACTTTGGATCATCTAATTACCACATGAAGCTTCGTCCGTTGCAATACCAGATTAACGGCGGCTCCTGGGTTACAGCGGCCTACACGTAAGGATAATAACTATGATGTTAATGAAAAATTTCACTTCTGAAATGAAAGAAAAGGACGGTCTTGCCTATTTATTTTTTACTGATGAAGACGGTAATGACTGGTATGAATCGCAAAAATTATTTTCCGAAGACACGCTGAAAATCATGTTTACTGCACCGGGTGTGATTGTCTGTGCATCACGAGATGTATCCACGCTGGCACCTGAAAACGTGTCAGTTGCCGAAGTCGATGCGGCGGAAATCCCGGCAGAGGCTCTCGACAGTTTGACAGACGGTTCATGGTGTTATCTCGATGGAAAAGTTCAGCCATACCAACCTGCGCCTGACGTGGTGCAGGTGATCACGCAAAAGCTGAAAGCAGAACTGCTGGCGGAAGCTGACACAATGCTTTATCGGCTGACACTGGCCGTTAAGCACAACATGGCTACCGATGAAGAGAAAGCCCTGCTCGAAGCCTGGGAAAAATACAGCGTATTACTGAATCGGGTTGATACTGATAAGCCCGTATGGCCGGACAAACCTGCATGACCTGGAAAGCCTCGCACGTAACGCTACCAGCAAGCGTTAACGGCATGTTTGACCAGGCAAACGGTGTGCTGGGAAGCCTGAATAAATCAGGCATAGATGCGTTAACCAAAATTGATGCAAAAGCCGGTTGGCCACAGCCGGATAATGCAGACAGCGCCGATAAGATGAACGCGTTACGCGCTACTCTCGATACGTTAACGGCGAACGGCCAGTCAATCACTGTTCATCCCTGGCAACATGGCGTTGGCAAAGAAGAAAAATCAGGGTGTTACCTCAGCCCTGCCAACGCTGCAAAACGCCTTGCGGAAAAACTTGCAGACTCGTCAGACAGTTGGGCACCAACAATCAGCACGCAGGCGGTGGCGCTGATGGTCTGCGCTGGTTCACTCGATACGTTTATTGCGCTACTTGAACCGCTGGCAACGCTGGTTGCAACACCGGGCATGATGCAGGCGCTGCGCATGGCCAGATCACAGGCCGGGTTGCAGAACAGCAAGATGCAAACCGGCAATAACGTGAAAAATCCATTCTGGCCAACCGGCGGATTGTTGCTACCGGAGCCGCAGCGCAGCAGCAGAAAAACACTGCTTGGCTCGCTGGATATGGCGGGGAGTTACGGCACGCGGCAGATGGTGGCAACCCTATCTGCGCTTGCTGATAAGCGTCAACAGCAGATTCAGGCAATGCAGACCGCATGGGCTGAACTGCAAAAGGTTAAGGGAAATTTGTGGATATTCAGTGCTGACGGTAGCCCACAGGCTATAGCCGGGCAAATCAAAAAGGGTACACCTGGTGAAGACAACGTGCATACGGTCGTTACGCTGTTTACCGGCGACAATCTTACCTTCCTGAGAGAAATGACCTCATGAGCAATATCACGCTGGCGCTGAATGGCGAGCCGATCAGGATGGTTAACATGACTGTATCGCCATCACTGAAATTTAAGGATAAAGACAAATCCGGGCAAACATCGAGCACGGACACCGCAGAGCAGGGAACAAAGGCAAAGGAAATCAAGGTGGAAGGGATGATACCTTATACCGACAGCGCACAACTGACGCGCCTTTTTGAGCTGGCAGAGGCGACATCTAAAGGCGGAGAACGCCAGCGGTATCGCGTGGCCAACCCAACGGCTAAAGCGGTAAAACTGCGCCAGGTAATGTTTGCCGGTGATCTGGAAGCGAAAGAGCAAAAAAATGTGATGGCCTGGGCGGTATCGTTCACCCTGAAAGAGCAGAACAGCGTCAGCGAGAAAAAAGAGCAACGGCAAAAAATGCCCGCTTCAAAGCAGCAGGTGCCTGGCGATGGTGGTGGTGATGATGGTAAAGGCAAAGGAGAGCAGCACGGGTGGTTCTATAAGACCATGAGCAAGGTCAACGACATGCTTGGGCCAGCGGCAACAGCAGACAGCGGGGGAAGTGGTGAAGCTGACAAGAAATCTTAACATCGGTGGTCAGCCGGTGGCGCTGGATGATGCCAATATTCTGCTTGAGCTAAACGCCTGCGGTCGGGGATTTGTCACCGCACAGGGCGATTCTTCCTGGCAAGGGCAGATCGTCACCCTTGATATTGGTGATGACAGCATGATGTTACGCTGGTTTACGGGATACGTTGAGCGTTCACAACCAGCAGATAACGGCTGGCAACGGCTTTTTGTCCGGGAGATGGCGGGGGCGCTAGCCAGACCGCACCCCGTTTCACTTCAGCACCCCACATTAACGCAGGTATGCCAGGAACTGACTAACAGCCTGGGGATACCGTTCAGCATTCCGGCAGCAGACTACGCAACCACACCTGCACCACATTTCACCCATTCCGGCACCGGATATCAGCTTCTAAGTTCGCTGGGAACAGCTTTTGGCATTGAGGATTATATCTGGCAACCACTGCCGGAAGGCGTGATTTATGTCGGCAGTTATAAAGATTCTTACTGGAGTAACAAGCCGGTAGATATCCCTAAAGAATTCGCCATTGATCACCAGGCCGGAAACACGCTGACAATCCCCGCGATTCAGTCTCTTCGTCCTGGGGCCATCATCAATGGCAAGCGAATCAACAGCGTGCGCCTTAGTGGCGACAATATGGAACTGCAATGGCTGAACACTAACGCCAGCGGTCAGCAGGCGCAGGCATCGCCAATGCGCCGCCAGATTGAAAAAGAATTCCCTGAGCTGGCAGGCGGGCAGCATCTTCCGAAGTATGCCAGAGTTGAAGCGGTAAGCGACACGGCAAACCTTGGCGATGTGTGCGACCCGTTCAGACCGCGCTACGCCGTCGATATTCAGTTGCTGGACGACAGCGGCAACCCGGACAAGAGTGTACCGATTTATCCGGCGGTACCTCTGCCGGTGATGGCGGGCGGGATGGAATCGGGGACGATGGCATACCCGGAGCCGGGAACGGTTGTTGAGGTGGCTTTTCAGGCTGGTATGCCAAATCAGCCATTTATCCGGCAGATGATGCCGTTTCGCTGGAGTCTGCCAGCCGTCGCGCCGGGTGAACAAATACAGCAGCAGCGCGCAGAGGTGTATCAGCGTATCAACGGTCGGGGAGACTGGGAACGCGTCACTGATAATTGCATAACAGAGCGCAGCCAGCGGCGGGAGATTTACGCCGACGAAGAATACCGGCAGGCTGCAGAGCGGCACCTGTCAGTTGATGGCCATGATATATCAACCATCGGCGGAATCGCACGTATTCACGCACTGGGCGGCATCGAGCAGATGAGCGCCGGTGATATCGACAGCGGCGCTGTTGGCGATCGTCGTGTGGCTACTGGTGGTATGTTCGTCCACGCCACCGGCGGCGATGCCCGCCATGTCGTGGGCGGCAGCAATGAAACCATCGTGACCAAAGACGATTCACGGGAAGTAACCGGCGGTCTGACAGAGACGATCGGGAAGCTGCGTAAGAGCGTGGCGCAGCAGCAATCTTTCATTGCCGGTAGCACGTGGATAGGTAGCGAAACTATTAACGTGCTTGATCTCATCGGGCAAGCACTGGCGCTGATGCAGCAAATGGCGCAGGAGCTGGCGCAGCACACCCACCCCGGCGACAGCGGCGGCACAACCGGCAAACCCAATCAGGCTGGTACATTCACGGCGCAGGCAGAAGCCGCAGGTACAATCAACAATGAGCTGAAATCTATCAGCGGTTAACCCACCAACAGATCCCATTCAATGCCCGCCACGTGCGGGCATTTTTGTGCGCCCAGCACCACGACAAAAGTGACCGATAAACCGGAATATTATCGAAATGTTAACAAAACATAATCGAAGGGATCGCCGACCTAAACGGCGCTACCCCCTCCCGCCTGCGCTTTTCCCGTCTTTTTAATTTTTGCAAATAGCCGTCAGCGAAAAAATCGCCCCGGAACCCCGGCATTAAAAGGATCTCGCGAGAGAGACCGTTTTGCACGATTTGAAAGAAATTTCAGTAAATTTTAGTTATGGCGCAAAAGTCTCGAACAATCAGAATGATTTAACTCGTTGTTTTATATAAAAACGCAGCGCTTTATGTCTGATTTTTACGAAATGCAGTGCAAAAAGGATCTTTCAGTAGGCGAATTTTAAACATTATTTATCAATAGATTAGGTTTATAGACGCGTCGAGGCGATTTGCAAACGTTACAAACCGACAGCAGGAGCAGGCTGGCGAAAACAGTATGAAAAGTAATCACTTAAAATACAGCGAGATGCAGGAGACGGTGCGTTTTTGGTGATGATGAAAGAGGGGGCGCGAAGGTGGATCTTCTGTTAGACTGCGCAGCGGGTGCCTTAGCTTGACTGTCTGAGGCATGAGCGGAAGGCAGAAAAGAGAAAGGCCCCGGTTAAACATTACTGTTCAATCCGAGGCCAGACCTTCCAACTCACAATTGAAAGGTTAGCCTCTTTACCCACAGGAGTAAAGAGTATGTCGCAAAATCTGCTGGCCATTATCGTTTTATGCATGACGATACTGGTCTTCACCTGGCTTGAGCGAGGATCGCTCTGTGAAATGCGCGTCAAGCTGGGAGGTGTGGAAATTGCGGCGCTCCTGCAATACGAAAGCAGGCGTTAACCGCAGGCGGGGATTTTTCCCCGCCTTTTCGGTTGTCGAGTTAGCGGGCTAATGGCACCCAATTTAGAATTTTCCTTCCTCAATACTGAAATCAACAATTCGCTTCTGTTTGATGCTGAACGTACAGCTATAGATCATCGTTGATTTTGCATTAAAAGCATTGGTGAATTTGACCTGATCACCCATGAATACCATTAATTCTTTCTTTCGGTTGTAAACATAGCGAGATAACACAGGGTGGAACATACCGTCAGTCCATTCATATTCATATCTCGCTGATTTCTCAACAAGCTTCTGGCATGGATAAGCTACGTCATATGAGTATTTGTTAAAAAGACATTGATCGTCATTAAGGTTGCAATCATTTTGCTTATGAGGCTTGTTTTCAGGAGGTTTGCTGACAGACTCGGTGGTGGTTTGTGGCTGGGTGGGTTTGCTATCACCAAACAGGAAGTGATAGGAGACCGAAATTAAGATGGCAGCGATCACAATCAAAAATAGGCAACCTTGCCAAGGGCGAGCGACTGGATACTTGGTGGCACAGTACGGGCATAGCTTGGCGTTTTTATCCACGGATTTTTTGCATTTCCAGCAACTTGGGGATGTCAT